ATCAAGAAACATTGAATTACATTGGGCTAGTACCGACTATATTATGGAAAAAGGTGGAGTGATTTGATTCTTATTAATCAGCAAAGTCTTAAAGACTGGGCTATTAAACATAAGATTCCGACTCCACCTGACGCACATTATGTCGGACAGGTATTAAATGATGAAATTAGGGCAGTAGTGGTATTTTGCGGTTTTTATGGTAAATCTTGCATGATTCATGTGGGGTCAGAAGGTGAGCATTGGGCAACTAAAGACTTTCTTAAAAAGGTCTTTGATTATCCGTTTAACACATTGAAATTAAAGGTTATAATTGGCACAGTTGCAGGGAGTAACAAAAAAGCCCTAAAACTAGACCGACACCTTGGTTTCAAAGATGTTGCTTTTATTCCTGACGCACATGACGATGGGGATTTGGTAATTCTAGAAATGCGCCCAGAATATTGTAAATGGGCATAAGGAGATAGTAATGGGTGCAGGTTCGACATTTTCACAAGGCGCTAACGCTAATACAGCTAATCCGTATGCTGGAACAACAAGCCCTTATTTTGGTGCTGCACAAGCTCAAACTTTAGGCAATCTTGCTGGCGCACAACAAGCCACTCAAGCCAATCGTGTAAATCAGAATACTCCTTATGCAAGTTTAAATTACACGCAAGGCGTAGATGCTAATGGCAATCCTACATGGACAGCTAATCAACAATTAGCGCAACCACTTCAACAATCTTTAAATAATATTTCTCAAAATGTAGCAAATACTACTGCAAATCCATTTAATACAAGTGCTTACCAAAATCAACTTTTGAATGCTTCTAGCCCTCAATTTCAACAGGCTGGGCAAGCTCAACAAGCACAAGGAGTTGGTCAATCCCCAACTTTGCAAACCAGCGTTGGAGGAACAGGTACTCAAGGCTGGGATGCTGCAACTCAAATGATTATGAGTCGTTTGCAACCACAAATAGCTCAACAAAAAGAACAACAAGACGCACAATTAGCTAACCAAGGCATTGTGCCTGGTACACAAGCCTATGACAATGCTATGCGTACATTTAACCAGGGTCAAAATGACTTATTAACTAGCGCACAAATGCAAGGTGCTAACTTACAAAATCAATTATTTAATCAAAATGTAACTGCTGGACAATTTGGTAATACTGCGTTGCAGAATCAAAATTCTATGAATTTAAGCAATACTCAACTTGGAAATCAAGCTGGACAACAAAATTACACTAACCAGTTGGCAGGACTTGGTTTAAATAACCAGTATGCCCAACAAGGTTATGCAAATGCTGTTACAGGTCAACAAGCTAATAATGCTGCATTGCAAAACAATTATTCGCAAAATTTGGCTGCTTACAATAACCCATTACAGCAATTAGGCGCTTTTCAAAGTGGTACTAACCCTAGTTACATTAATGCACCGCAACAAGCTGCGGTTGCAGGCCCTGATTATACAGGTGCTTTAGCTACTCAAACTAACGCTAATATTGCAGCGCAAAATGCTGCATTAGGACAAGCTACTAATCAAACTGCTGGTTTGTATGGTTTAGGCTCTGCTGGTATTTTAGGTTTGGCGGCTAACCCTGGCGCATTATCTAGTATTGGTAATGGTATTTCAGGTGCTTATAACTGGTTAACTAGCTAATATGTTTAAAAGTAAACATTCTGGTTGGACTTGGGAATTAAAGCGTACTCCTTTTGGTGGTGGCGGCGGTGGCTTTATTTCAGCTATTACTGACCCTATTTCTAGCGCTCTTGGTACTGATGGCGGTAACGGTGGCTTACTTGGCGGTCTTGCACAAGTAGATAAAGCAGTCAATCAAATACCTGGCGGTTGGATAACTGTAGCTGGATTAGCTGCTGGTGGCGCTGCGCTTGCTTATGCGCCTGAAGTTATGGCTTTAGCTGCGTCTGAAGGAATAACTCCTGAAGCTGCTGCATTAGCTACTGGAACAGCGCCTATTGATGTTGCTACAGGCGCTACAGTACCTTTAGACACATTAGCTGCTGATGTCGGCACTTCTACAGGAACAGGTCTAACTGGTGGCGCTGGTGGCTCTACAGGTATTCTTAGTGGTGGCACAACTGCTGGTTTAACTGCGCCTACAAGCGCTGCTATTGCTGTAGACCCTGCTATTGTTGCTGGTACTGGCGCTGAATTACCTGCTGCTGGAACTACTGCTACAGGCGCTGCTATGGGTGCAGGAACAAGTGGTGTAGGAAGTTTAAGCCCTGCATTACCTGCTGCTGGCGCTACTGAAACAGGCACAATGTCTGCTGCATTAGCACCAAATACAGTTTTAGGAACAGGTTTAGAAGGTGGTGGCGCTATTGGCGCAAGTTACCAATTAGGTGCTAATGGATTGCCAGCAACTGATATATTAGGCAGCCCAATTCAAGGTAGCTCAGTAGGGTTAAATGGAAGCACAGCAACACCTACAACTTTTTCTTCTTCTGATTTAGCAAAATTATTGCAATCTAGTGCAGCTTCAGGTGCATCTAATGCTTTGCAACAAATAGCAAAATCTAATACCGGAATGGCATTACCAAACTTAGTGCGTGGCAATCAAAACCCATTTACTTATACAGCACAACAACCTATTCAAAACGCACGGCCAATGGATTTAAGTGCGCTGTCTAAATTACTAAAGCAGGGATAATCATGGCAGATATAACAGACCAACAATTTCTATCACAAGACCCTGAAGTCTTGGGTTTACAAAGACAACGCCAGTTAGCTAATTTGCTGACAGGTCAAGCCTTTAATGCGCCACAAGGTCAAATGATTAGTGGGCATTATGTTAAGCCTTCTGCATTGCAACAAGCACTTCCAATGATTAATGCTGCTATTGGTGGTATTACTAATGCTAATTTAGATACTAAACAGACTGAATTAGCTGCTGCATTGCGTGGCAAACAACAAGAAGCAGTAAAGCAATTTGTAAATGCTACCAATCCTCAAGAGCGTTTTGCAGCAGGTACAAGTCAATATGCACCATCAGAATTGCAAAAAACTGCTTATGGAATGGTTGCACCGCAAAAACTTGCAGAAGGTGAAACTATTAGCCAACTCAATATGGGTACTGGTCAATATGAGCCTATGGCACAAGGTGGTCAAAAGAAAACTGAGGCTATTCGTGGATATGAAATGGCTAAGTCACAAGGCTTCCCTGGTAGTTTCTTCGATTATGAGCAACAATTAAAGCGTGCCGGTGCTTCTAATGTAAGCGTAAGCATGGATAAAGGCATTGCTGCACAAGTTGGCCCAATGATGAAAGAAGGTCAATTACAGGCTACTAGCGCTGTTAAAGGTATAGATGCTGCAAATCAAGTTATTAATGCTTTAGATACTAATAAACTGTTTACTGGGCCATTAGCTAATCAAAAATTAAGCATTGCACAATTAAGCACTACATTTGGTGGCGCTTCTGGTGATTTAACTCAAAAAATTAATAATACTCGTGCTGCTATTCAAGGACTTGCTGAGATTACATTGCAAGGCCGTCAAGAAATGCACGGTCAAGGCGCTATTACTGAATCTGAAGGTAAATTAGCTGAAAGAGCTAAATCAGGAAATATAAGTCTAACTCCTGGTGAATTAAAACAACTTGCTAATGCTGCTAAAAGGGCTGGTGAGTTTACTTATAATAATTACCAAACTAAGTTACAAATCATGGCTAAAGACCCTGCTACTGCTCAAATGGCCCCATATTTTGCAGTTAATCAAATGCCTACTAGACAAGCTCCGCAACAAGCGCAACAAATACAGCCTAATGCTAATCAACAACTTAATATTCCATCAACTAATGGTTGGTCTGTAATAGGCGTTAAATAATGGCTCAATACACAGTACAAGCTCCTGATGGTAAAGAAATTACATTAGAAGGCCCTGCTGGTGCTTCGCAAGAAGATGTTATTGCACAAGCACAAAAGCTATATCAACCTAAAGCTAGTGTAGAAGTTTCTGCTGCTCCTGCTGCACAATTTGGTGAAACTGGCGGTGGTGCTGCTACTGGTAAACCCTTATTAGTAAATCGCACTAATGTACAAGCAGAGCCTAGACCACTAGAGTCTGCAATGGCTGGTCTTACTAAATCAATGATAGATGTACCTGTTGCTGCTTCTCAATTAGCTACAGGTGGTAATTTAGGTACAAGTCAATTAGCCCAAAGACTAGGTCAACAAGCCGGTGCTTATCAAGAAGCTAATCCTGTATCTTATGGCGCTGGTCGAATAGCTGGAATGGTTGCACCTGCAATGGCTGGTGGTAGTGCTATAGGCGCTATTCCTTCTTTTGCCAAAGCTGCACCATTAATGCAAAATGCTGCTTTAGGCGGTATTTCTGGAATGTTAACGCCTGAAGAAACAGGTAAAACAGGTCAAGAGTTATATAAAGAACAAGTAAAACAAGGTGGTATTAGTGCTACTATTGGCGCAGCAATAACTCCATTTCAAAAATTAGCGGGAATATTGCGTGGGCCAGAGCAACCAGCACAAATGGCTGGCGCTGTCCAAAAAGCTAGAGATGTAGGTTATGTAATTCCTCCTACACAAGCAAGAGGTGATATTGCTAATCGTTTAATGGAAGGCGTAGCAGGAAAGATTACTACTGCCCAAAACGCTAGTGCAAGAAACCAAGAAGTTACTCATAAGTTAGTAGCAAAGTCTTTAGGACTTCCAGAAGATGAAGTTATCCTTCCTGAAGTATTAAAAGGGCTTCGTCAAACTGCTGGTGAGGCTTATGCTAAATTGGAAAACATTGGCACAATTATCCCAGGTAAAGAATACACAGAAGGACTCAATAAGATTGCCGGTAAAGCATTAAAAGCACAAGAAGGCTTCCCTAATGCTCCTGCTAGTCCTGTTGTTGCATTAATAGATTCTTTAAAATCCCCTTCTTTTGATTCTTCTGCTGTTATTGCTAAGATTAGTGATTTAAGAAATACTGCTAATAAGGCTTATGCTTCAGGAGATACAGACCTAGGAAAAGCTAGTAAAGATGCTGCCGCTTTACTTGAAAATACTATTGAAAAGCATTTAAAAGATACTAATGCTACTGCTTTGCTTAAAGAATTCCGTGATGCAAGACAGTTAATTGCTAAGTCATATTCTGTAGAAAAAGCTTTAAATCCAGCTTCAGGCACAGTAGATTCAAGACAATTAGCCGCCCAATTAAAGCGTGGTAAACCATTATCAGAGGAATTAAAGACTGTAGCGGAGTTTGCTAGTCAGTTTCCAAAGGCTTCCCAAGTTACAGAGAAAATGGGTAGCTTGCCACAAATTAGCCCTATAGATTATGGTTTAGGTGGATTGGCAGCGTTATTAACTAACCCTATGGCTATTGCTGGCGTTGCTGCTAGACCAGCTTTAAGGGCTGCTGCATTATCTAACCCTGTGCAAAATAGCTTAATTCAAGGTGCTAAAATGACACCTGACCAAGCAAATTTAGCTAAATTATTAAGTATTAGAAGCCTGCAAACTGGCTACAAAGGAGCAACAAATGAGTAGAAACGGTAGCGGTACATATAACCTACCTGCGGGTAATCCAGTAGTTACAGGAACAACTATTACAAGTAGCTGGGCTAATACTACTATGCAAAATATAGCTGATGGATTAACTCAATCTGTAGCTTCTGATGGTCAAACTCCAATGTCAGGTGCATTGAATATGGCAACAAACAACATTAATAATGTTGGTACACTAACAGCCTTAACAGGCATCTTTGGCGGGACATACTGATAAAATAAGGTTATGCAAGCATACTTAATTACCAATAAAATCAACAACAAAGGCTTTACTTTTAAAAGGATTTAATCATGGCCGCAACTTCGTTCACGCCTATCAGCCTGTACTATAGCTCAACAGCATCTAATGTCCCTACGGCAGGTAACTTAGTTGCTGGCGAATTAGCAATCAACACCGCAGATGGGGTCTTGTACTACAAGGATTCTAGCGGTGTTGTGCAAAGTATTGCTTCCAAAGCTGGTAACTCAGGTTCATTTACCAACTTAGCTTATACAGGAACATTTACAGGCGGTACAGGAATAGTTAATTTAGGTTCAGGACAGTTTTATAAAGATGCTAGTGGTAATGTAGGTATTGGTACTGCTAGTCCTAATGTAAAGCTAGATGTAATAGGAGATATATCTGCTGGTGATGGAGGAAACACTAAAGGAATTAGATTAGGGAGCAATGGTTTTCAAGCTGCTCTTTTATATAACGGCAATGGAAATTTAGATATTTCTCCTAGGTCTGGATTTGCAACGGTTTTTAAAGCATCTGAAGCTGGTTCAGAGTATATGCGTATTGACTCTAGTGGTAATGTGTTGGTTGGTACTACAAGTAGAACATCAAACGAAAAAATGACAGTAGTTTCAACTGGTAATGCAGAATCTCTTGCTTTGACAAGCAATGGCACTTATGCAACACTATTAATAAGCAGTAATCTTGCAAGCGGAAGTAGAAATTTAACCCAGTTTAGAGTTCTTTCAACCGATGTAGGCAGTATTTCAAGCAATGGAACAATTACCATATATGGCACTACTTCAGACTATCGTTTAAAAACTGAAATAGCCCCTGTAATTGATGCTGGTGAAAGACTTGATGCGTTAGAGCCTATTGAATACGATTTTAAGGCTGGAGGTCGTACTCGTGGCTTCCTAGCCCATCAATTTGCAGAAGTTTATCCAAACAGCGTAAGCGGTAAAAAAGATGCCGTTGATGAAGACGGAAAACCAGTTTATCAGGGTATGCAAGCCTCAACTTCTGAAGTAATGGCTGATTTAATTGCAGAAATACAATCACTCCGTAAACGCGTAACAACATTAGAAGCACAATTAACAGTTAAATAACCACGAAAGGAAATAACATGGAAAACATAAAGAAAAACCAAGTTACTATTGACGATGTAGAGTACGCATTTGAGGACATGACGCCAGAGCAACAAGCTATGGTTAATCACCTTATTGATTTAGACCGCAAGATTGGTAGTTCACAGTTCAATTTAGACCAGCTTAATGTTGGCAAACAAGCATTTTTGACTATGTTGCGTGAGTCATTAAAAGTAGAGGTGACAGAATGAATTTCACCTTTACATGGATATTAGACAAATTTGGTTTTACACCAAAAGCTGCTTTTGACTTTCCTGTTAAACCAGCCGCCAAAAAAGTTGCCAAAAAAGCCACTAAAGTTGCTGCTAAGAAAACAAAAACAACTAAAAAGTGAGCATAGTCGTGGAAATTGACCCTGTAAAATTTGGCGTAACTTGGCAAAAAGTAGAAAATATGGAGTACGAGGTAGCTGAACTACGCAAAGATGTTAAAGCGTTGCTTGAGTTAGCCAATAAGGGTCGTGGCGGTCTTTGGGCTGGCATGATGGTAATTTCCGCAGTTTCCGCTTTTATAGGTTTTATAAGTCATTACATTACAGGCAAATGAAAAGCCGCACTATGTGGTTTTCGTTTTTGCTTGTAGTGTTTGGCGCACTATTTGACAACTTTTCTTATTTGCAATCAGTTATAAACGAAAGATACTATGGCATTATTTTGGTTATTGTCGGTATTATTGTCGCTGTATTGCGCTTTCTTACTACTGGGCCTGTAGAATGATATATATCTTATATATACTTTTAGTCCCTATTAACCTTGTTATAACATTGTTAGCACTTGTTATAGCCCCTGTATTGCCTTTGTTTGCTAATCAGCAAGAAGGCTGGTTAGACAATCATTCCTCATGGGGTGTTGGGCCACGATTACCGACCTATTTAGGCTGGTTTATGACCCCTGATAACTCTTTAGACGGTGATGCTACTTTTGCCCAATTAAACCCACCTTGCTATCTTTCACAAATAAAATGGCTTATTCGTAACCCTGCATACGCATTTGGGCTAAGATATTTAGTACCGCTATATATAACTGCTATATACGGTGACAAAACAATTAAGGACAATGACAATGCAAAAGCTGGTTGGTGCTTTATCAAAGCTAACGGACTTTTTCAATTTACTGTTATTGCCCCTATTGGTTTTGCTCGTTGTATTTATATTAATTTGGGGTGGAATATCCGTGCTTTGGTCGATGATAATGTGGTTGATAAGCCAAATCCTTGGATGGCTACCTTTGTTTTCAGCCCAAGAATCTCGGGGTACAAATGATTGACCATGTCAAAATTATCATTATTGCTGTGGTTGTATCTTTTTGTTTCGGTAGTGGCTGGTGGTTGGGTTATTCTAAATACCTTAATTACAAGACAGAGATTGAAATTGTCGCCAAGACACAAGAAGCCAAAGTCGAATCAATCACAAAACAACACGAATTAGTCACTAAAGGAATAGCCAATGAATATGAAGCTAAACTTACTGCTTTGCGTAACTACTATCGGGCTACTAGCGTGTGGAATAACCCCAGTAGCAGTAAAGTGTCCGGCATTTCCACAGCCCCCACAGTCGCTGATGTTGCAACCGCCTACAATCTTCTTGCTGGACAATGCGCTGAAACAACCCAACAAGTAGTAAGTTTGCAAGACTGGATTAGAGAGCAGGCTGGCATTAAGTAATTCCTCTGTTATAATGGTGGAATGACTAAATGCACAATAGAAAACTGCCAAAAACCGTCTTTATCTAAAGGACTTTGTAATGCCCATTATCTTAGGATGAAAAAAGGGCGAGAAATGACAAAGCCAGTAAGAGAAAGAAATACCACTAAAACCTGTATTGAGTGCGGAAAAAAAACAAATGGTAAGGGTGCATTTTTAAGATGTGCTTCTCATTACAAAATTTTCAAAAGAAAAAAAATTAGAGAATTTCTTGTACAAAAATTAGGTGGAAAGTGCAAAATGTGTAATGGTGTTTTTCCAAATGTTGCTTTTGATTTTCACCATCTTGGCAATAAAGAAGCAGACATTTCTAGTATGATTGGTAAATATTCTGAAGCTGAAATAGAAAAAGAAGCTGATAAATGTATTTTATTGTGTGCAAATTGTCATAGGATTCACCATGCAGGGTAATTTTCAAGAATGTCTTGGTTTAGTTCTTAAAAGCGAAGGAGGCTGGACTGGCACACAAGGTTTAAAGGGCGACCCTGGCGGTGAAACGAATTTAGGGGTCACTAAGGCAGTTTGGGAAGAATGGGTAGGTCATCCTGTCGCTACCATGAAAAACCTCACTAAAGACCTTGTGGCCCCTTTGTATGAGCAACGCTACTGGAGACCTTGTTATGGAGAAGTATTACCTAGGGGAGTCGACCTGCTTAGTTTTTCAATGGCAGTTAACGCAGGCCCAGGCAGGGCAGTTAAACTTCTTCAACAATCTCTTGGATGTGTACCTGACGGAGTTATTGGCCCAGCAACAAGAAGCCTTATTCTCGCAAGTAATAGTGCAACTCTTATCGCAAAATTCTCTGAAACTAGGAGAGAGTATTACAAATCATTAAAGACTTTTCCTATCTTTGGTAAAGGCTGGCTTGCAAGGGTAGATAATGAAGAAAAACAAGCCTTAAATATGGCTAAAAACGGATAGCTACAAATAGCACTAAGCCTAATGCTGACAATACCCCTAGAATCGACCAGAAGTGGCTGTATTCGCTTTTATCAGGTCTTTGTATAGCTGTACACCAACTAGCATCTTTAAATGCTTCTGAAGCTGAATTATAGCTTTTGCCGACCATTCCATAATTGCGTGTACTCATAGTTACTTCCCCTTGTTGACAGTTAATCGTTAGACTATTGTTTTTTTCTTTTACTATCATTTTTTTCCTGTTTTATGTATTTGCGAAGAATACTCAAAATACCTTCTTCTACCAGTATTCCAAGCCCTTCTTTGTCAAAATGCACTAAAGCGTCTGCGCTTCCATCTTCATGCTCTTTTACTATTTCTATTTGAATATTCATTTCTCTTGTGCCTTATTTGTATTAGGCTTTCTACCATCTTTATATCCATTGTCATAAGCCCTAATTTTTTCTGCTTTCAACGCTTCTATTTCAGCTTTTTGCTGGCGTAGCATGGTGGCTATTTCTTCTCTAGTTACCAGCTTGTACCAACTATCCACTTCCAATAAAATAGCTAGTTCATTTGCAGTCATACATTTCCCCATAAGTTAGCCAAGGTTTAGACACTAATTTGTACCCAAAGATGTACCATAATGGCCCACTAGACACTTCTACAATCCGTCTTTTGCTTTCAATAGCAACTAGCTTTTCAAGAGTATGCGTAATGTGGTTTTTATACTTAAACATTTCTCTAAACGCTGATTTGGTACGAATACGCTTATCCACATATACCCCCTTCTTTAGCTGCTAAAGACTTCATATAAGTTTTTAAAGCCTTGTCATCTTCTTTGAATATTTTGTTAAATAGGTTATGTGTAGGCATCCTTGCTGTATGGGCGTGAAATGTGCCATGCAAAACATAGTAAGAAAATGCCCTACAAGCCAACTCAAACTCTTGGCAATCTGTTTTTTGAGTGCATTTGTCGCAAGGTGCTTCAGCTTCAAATACTCGTCTAATGTATGTATCCATATCCCCTTAATAAAAGTAGCAGGTCAGGTCTTTTTAGTTTGAAATCCCCAAGGGCCATAAAGCTGAATAGTGTCAAGACCTGCTATGTAAGTAATTTATTAAAGTTTTATGCACTTTTATATAGGGATAAACCCTTATGTTGTATTTATGCAAATGTCTAATATATGCTACAAATTTCGGACAACCACCTAAAAAAAATATTGCTATAAGTGCATGAAATTTAAAGAAAAATTCATGCAAAAATAGGACATTGACAGGCATAACAAAGTAAATTTCCCTGTAAAAACAAAGTAATTAAAAATACAGGGAAAAAAGTTTCCCGAACGGGAAGAATGTAAGAAAAAGTAGGGTAAATTACAGAAATATTCCCGAACGGGGCATTTTGTAAGAAAAAGTTAATGGTTTAAAAATGACTCATTAATGAGTCATTATTGACTTAAGGGCTTATTTATGAGTCATTAACTTTACAATCCAATGTCAACAACTTTACAATCAGCCGTCAAAACTTTACAAAAATGTCAACAAAACTGTTGATATGGATACTTTTTGTCAATAACTGTACATATAGGTATTAATATGTATATTAAATATATACTTATGGGTATCAAAATGTATCGTATTATTTACAAAAACCGACAATAAGTAACATATATGTTACTAGACTGTATTTGGCACTTGCAACCAATGGGTCAAAAAGCCGCAAAATAACTCAATTACTGCATCCTACATTGGCGGCTTAACGCCCAAAAAGGTGACCTACTTGCTTCTTTACGCTTTCGGTCATTGTAAGGTGAGGCTGGCCCTCGTGTGAAGGAGTAATGGAAGGGGAAACCAAGCCAGCCTCGTGATTAGTTTAACTTATTTTTAAGTTTATAAATACCAAGCAAATTTAAAAACATTTGATAGCCGTCTTTAAGGTCTTGCTCACTATGCTCATAAATGGCTACTTCATTTGTTTCGCCATTAATGTATACATTGGCGCATCGTGCAGATGGGGCTAAAACTTCTCTATACGCTGCTAATTGAGTGATATGCTCTGTATAGGGTGTTAGGTCACCAGGGCTTTTTTCCGTAGTCTTAAAGTCAATTACAACCCCAGTAAAGTCATGGCGTGGTTTGCAATACAAATCGCACTTACCACCATAGCCTTCTTGGTTTACTAGGGACTGCTCTGGAATCCACATCTGAGTCCCAAAATGGGCTGTTATGGCGTCATCTACTACACGGACATACGCTGGCATATCCGGTAGGTAATCTTGGTTGTAAAACGATTCTATGAAGTCATGTATAAGAGTACCCCTAGCCATAGCATCTTGGGATTTTCTTTTAGATAACTCTAATATTCTGGATATATAGTCTTTTTCTTCTTCTTGCAGACCTCTTGGGTTTTCTGCGGCAGCTTTAATGGCCTCAGTCTGAAACCATGTATTAAGTCCAGATTTAGATAATTGGCTGTTAATTGTAGAAACGGAAGGTACGAGAGTGCCTGGGTTAGCTTTGGCATCTCTAAGCGTTGTATTTCTTTCTTTTCCATTTTTACCTGTAGTTGTATAGCGTGGTGCGCCTGTTTTTGCACAATACCAATGTTCTGACATTTATTTCCCCTTTAAATACTTATTTCAATAATTCTAAAATTGTTTCTCTATCTGTATCATTTAAACAACAGTCTGCACATACTTGAATCACATCTTTGAGTATTAATTCCAAATCTAAAGGCTCAAAAGAAATTAACCGCCTTTCTTCATCTACTCCATAGGCTTCCATAGTAATAATGGCTTTTTCACCAATAACATCTTTGATGTGACTCAGCATGGCTATCTCCTAAAAAGGGGTGTCATCGTCAATGGTATGGCGCTTAATTTCATCGCTACCAGCAGGTTTAAATCCCATCGGTTCTTTTACTTTGCCTACAGAAACGCTAAAGAATTTACCAGCTTTAGGTGATTCTTTTACCCATGCTGATAGCCAATGCTCTTTACCGTTAATCATAATTGACCCAGTAAAATCGGGGTGCGATTCAGAAATCTTGCGTGTGTTTTTGAAAAGGCTTCCTGCGCCTTCTTTCATTTCGTAGGCCATCTTAAATTTCCTTAGCTTTTACTACTGGTTTAGGTGACGAAGCGGCATTACCATCATCGTCTGCTTGTACTACTCCTACTACTGCTGCTAATGCGTATCTACGCATATAGGTTAGTGCTGACCCTGCGCCTTGTGCATCAGGCTTAGTTACAGGTACAGACATTTCTTGACTTATAAATTCCCCTGATTTATGGGAAATAATAGTGGTTAAACGCATAGACCCATCGTAATATTCCCCAGGGAATTGCAAAACCGCCAACCCATTTTCAGAAAGAAGGCTACGGCAAGCATCCCAAACAGACTCAAGGTCAGCATATTTAGACTTAAAAAAAGGATTAGCAGAGTCTTTAATCGCATGGGTCATTTTTCCTTGCACAATGGATAAAGCTAGTGTTAAGTTAGCAATAGAGTCAGAAGTAATCATTTTGCACCTCTAATTGTTGGGAAAGATTCAAGAGGATTTCCAAAGATTGCGCCAAAATCGTTAAACAATTCTTTAAGGACTACATTTTTACTTGGTTTACCACAAGCCTGACGGATGCAATCTACTTGCGATTGGGACATAAATTCATTGCTGAATTCCATGTCATCTAAAGCCTTCTCTAAAAATTCTTCATGCTCTAGCATTAATTGGTGTAATTGACTCATCTAATTCCCCTTAGATACATAGCAAAATTGCTATAAATAAGACTATAAGACAACTTATAAAGTTTTGCAATACTCTTGTGAAATATATTATTTTTATGTAAGATTGACGCATGAAAACAACATTCGCACTTACAGACGCACAAATAATTGGTCTTTTAGGGGGCGCTAAAGCAGTAGCAAACCTATTTAAAATAGACCAAGCAGCCGTAAATCAATGGAAAGTCAATGGTATTCCTCTTAACAGGCTGGTATTTTTGGCGGCAGAAATAGAAAAACAATCTAATGGTTTGGTAACTCGTCAAGATATGTTTCCCAAATTGGCATTGTATGTTTGGCCTGAGTTGTTAAAAAACAACAGTTTTGGCAAACAAGATGAAATTGAGTAATGTAACCATTTGCGCCATAGATTCAGTACAACCAGACAAAGCTAAAAAAGCCATAGAAAGAAGTAAAAGAAACATTGAATTTGGTGGTGAATTGTTTATTGACCACATGAGTATTAACAGTCGGCAAGCGTATAGCCAATTTATCCTTCAAGAGTTGCATAAATACATCCATACGGACTTTGTTTTAATAGTGCAATGGGATGGGTGGGTAATTGACGCAAGCGCCTGGCAACCCCAATTTTTAGATTACGATTACATAGGTGCTGTATGGCCTTGGCATCCTGAAGGACTAAGAGTTGGTAACGGAGGTTTTTCCCTTAGAAGCAAGAAACTGTTGGAATTAACCAACACTCCTAAGTTTGTTTACGACAATAAAAACGAAGATGATTTAATCTGTCATTTAAATCGTGATTACCTGGTTAGCAACGGAATAAAGTTTGCACCGGAAGAGTTAGCAAGGTATTTTAGCTATGAAAGAGAGTTATCAAATCTGCAAACCTTTGGTTTTCATGGGGATTTTCACATGAGTAAATACTTGTAGTATTATTGCAGTCCGCACTCCAGGCGTACTAAGCACCTAAATCGGTGGCGTGGAAGAAAAGATAGGCAAGTGATGCACCCCACTTCAGCCTAGTAGCGTTAAATGGCGACTACACAAGATTTTAGGGACAAGGTGATACAAGACCTTTAATCGAATGACCATTAACTCAGGTAGGACTGGTTAGTAACATATAAGTTACTAATGGGTCAGTTGATAGTTTCCTATCACCCTTGGTCAACCTATGTTGTAAATATACAACTAAGGGTTTGTCATAGGTGACAGTAGCTAAAAATAATAAGAAACTAAATTCCTAGACACAAATTACTTTGTCTAGTAACTAAAGGGGATTTAAATGAAAGATGCTATTGGAGTTGCAATTCTTGGTATTATTTTAGGTTGTATGTTTGGTTATGGGTCAGCCCACGCACAAACTTATCAGATGACAAACCCACAAGGTTACAGTCAAGGTACAGTACAGATTCAAGGTAATACAGCACAGTTTGTAAATCCTATGGGTTACACCACTCAGACTGCTACTATCTATCCTAATCAGATTGTATTTACAAGCCCAAGTGGTTATACAACTGGCGTAGTAGGTACACCGCAATACACAACACCATCTAGTCCATCTACACCTACAAGCCCACGCACCCTACAATAGGAGAGGAGAATGTTTGATGAATTCTGGTCTATTTATCCACGCAAAGTTAATAAAGCAGTTGCACGAAAGTCCTGGCAACGACTTACAGAAGCACAGCAACTTATGGCTGCAAAAGCTATTAGCGTACATTGCGACTACTGGAAAGCAAAAGAAACTGAGTTAGAATTTATACCCCATGCAAGCACTTGGCTTAATGGCGAAAGATTTGAAGATGAAATAGTAATAGAACCCAAGAAAGAAAAAATTGACAAAAAGTGGATGTTTTCTAACGAAGGTATTGAATCTAAAGCTAAAGAGTTGGGAATTATGGGTAACGGTTACGACTCTTACGACAGTCTGAAACAAAAATGTATGAGGAAGCTAAACATCGCTGTGGCGTAAGACAATTATGCAAATGGCGTAAAGAATGGGGTCTGCAAAAGTTTAGACTTTATCTTACTAAATATAAACTTGACGATAAGTTACTTCAAGATTTTTATACGCAGTACGAAAAAGGCAATAGGGGAGAAGTAAACAAATGGCTTTAGATAAAATATTGATTGCAATGACAGGGTTTTCTTATTGCATAGTCGCAGTTATTCAGCTTAAAAAAGGGTCTATACCTAACGCAATGATTTGGGCTGGTTATAGCTTTTCTCAAATTGGACTTTGGATGGCGCTAAAGTGAATTACTTATCAGTTTGTAGTGGTATTGAAGCTGCTACAGTAGCATGGCATGAAATGGGATGGAATCCAATAGCGTTTAGTGAAATTGAGAAGTTTCCATCACAAGTATTAGCACATCATTATCCTAATGTGCCTAATCTAGGGGATATGACAAAATATAAAGAATGGGAATTAAGTGAACCAATTGATATTTTGGTCGGAGGAACTCCCTGCCAATCATTTAGCGTTGCAGGCCTGCGTAAAGGACTTGACGACCCAAGAGGCAACCTCGCTCTTACCTATGTGGGAATTCTTGACAAATTTAGACCCAAGTGGTGCATTTGGGAAAATGTGCCAGGT